ATGTAGATGAAGTTATTAGAACCCTTCAAGGATTACAAGCAGGTGGTCTTACAGGGTGTGCTTGGATGCCAGGCCAAGACTTTGTTGCATAGGGGAAAGAATGAACGCTTTAGTTTTTGATAATGACGGTAATCTATTCATAAGAAAAGAGAGTGGATTAGAATATACATTTGAAAATGTAGATGCACCAGCTTTAGGTTTTGAATATGCAATGGTTGTATATGATGAAGATGAGTTTAAAATTGTTAAATGGGATGGAGATAAACCTCTTGAAGAACAACAACAAGAACCATTGACTGAGGATGACAAAGAATTGTGTGAACAATATATTGAAAACTCAGAACCACCTGAGGGTGTTTCTTTGCAACTTCAACATGTCAATAGACTTCAAGATACGGTTCATGATCATATTACAAGAATGTCGGATGATTATGGATTTAATGATTTTATTATGGCGATTTATGCTGGTAGAGAAGGATCAAATCATCCATATAGATCAAATGCAAGAAGAGTATTAGAGTTTGCAGATGCACAGAACACTGTCCTTGCAGAAGTGACTACAGAAATTTATGCAACAAGAGAAGATTTCTTAAAACCATTTGAAGAATATATAAAGATTTTACCATTGCCAGTCAGTTTGCCTGATCATCCTGCGTAGGAGTATAAATGGCCGAGGTAGTTCATATTGATGAACCTTTTAAACTAACAGCAGACGATTTTCCTTTAAAGAAAATTTATGTGTTAGATAATTGGTTATGCACTGAATTACATCATTGGTTTGACGAGTGGATTTCTCAAAGAGGAATTTGGTCAAAAACAAATCAAGTAAATTCTCATAGTCCAACAGGTTTACCACACCATAGTTTATGGGGTGCAAGTTTTTTTAGAAGTGACTATAAAGTAGAGGATGATGTTAACCCTTCTGATACCTATTTTATAAAGTTTCTTTCTAGAAGACTTGAAACAGAATTTGGGTTCATGTGGACTCGATTTCAATATGCTGGAATGAACTCTCAAACCATGGGACAACAAGGAACTACTCATTCTGATTGTGATAAGAACGATGAATGGAATTTATCCTTTCTCTATTATCCCAATAGATTTTGGAATCCACATTGGGGTGGAGTCCTGAGACTGTATGATGATAGTTACCAGCAAGGCATAGAAGGAAGAGAAGAACACATTAACAAACATCAAATTGCAGAAGTAGAATTTAAACCAAATCGTCTTCTTATGTTTGATGGAAGAATACCACACGGTGCAGATGCACCTGATTCAAAAGCAAGATATATAGATAGGAGATCGCTGGTAATAAGAGGAGATGAAGTTCGTCTTCCCGAAACTAAAGAGTATTATTATGCCTACGATAGAGTTCACAACTTATAGTGAAGACACAGTAAAGAACTTTAAACCAGTTCTTGCAGCTTCAGTTAAACCCGATTGGTGGAAACGAATGAGGGTTCAAGAAATTGTGCAAGGACAACCTGTTCATACTATTCGTGCTTGTCCAGCAATGGATGATTGGACAAAAATGGGATGGTATCTTCTTGCAAATAGAGATATAGGAGTGATCAATGGTGTTAATTCAACAGACGATGATGATGTAAAATTCACCACTGTAGATTTCACTGCAGAAGATTATAATTCTTCAACTCATCCATTAGTGCAGTTTGGTAATGTTTTCAATTACTTAGAAACACATGATGCACCGATTAAAGACGCATTTAAGATGAGGAATCCATGGAACATTAAAACTCCAAAGGGATATTCTTGTTTTTACCTCGACCCATTTATGCACCAAAATAAATATTTTAGAGCATTTCAAGGTATTATTGATACAGATACTTTTAATAACAATATCGATAATGCACAAATAATCTTTTATCCTATTGCTCAAGATTCATTTATTATAAAAAAAGGAACACCATTGTGTCAAATTATTCCTTTTAAACGAGATGAATGGGTAGGATCATATCAATTAAGAGATCATGAAGAGTATATGAAAATGGAATCAAACATTACATCACCTTTTGATTCAGATGATCTTACTGCAAGACCAATGCCTGAATGGAATAGAATAGCTGCAGAAGGAACGAATGATTCTGTTAAGTTTCATTTAGGTTCATATAGAAAATATGGATATTGGACAGAGAAGTCTAAATTATTTAATGAAGGTGAACCACCACCTGAGTGTCCTATGCACAAAGATGAAAAACAATTAGAAATGGATTTAGGAGATGATGATGGCAGTTAGATTATTATTTCCAACATTTATGTTTCATAGAAACTTAATACAAGAAGATAACCCTGATAAACTTTCACAGGAATATCTCGATTTACTTGTCAGAGAAATTGATCAGATGAGAAGAAAAGACCCTAAAGGTAGACAAATTTCAAACGCATATACTGGTTGGCAATCTAATGATGGTTGTGATAGTCATCCATCTTTTACTAAACTTGTTAATAGAATTGAACAACTGTTTGCTGATGAGGTTTTACCCTTCCATGGAATAACTGAGAAATCAGGTCATAGAATGAATGTTAAAGTTGGTAATATGTGGGCAAATGTTAATGATAATGGTGCATGGAATAAACCACATTTACATAATGGTTGTTGGTATAGTGGTGTTTTTTATATTAAAGCTGATGGTGATGAAGGTGAATTTGTTGCAATAGATACTATGCCTAAGGTGGTTAACGATCATCCATCATCTGAACGAACTAGAGAAAGTTATGATTTTCCACCAACCACTGGACAGTTAGTTCTTTTTCCAAGTGCAACAATGCACATGGTAGCACCAAATTCAACAGATAAAGACAGATATAGTGTTTCATTTAACTGTATTGTTCGAAATTTTGTAGAGAAATATCACGGTGAAATTCAAGATTATGATGAGAATGAATTTTGTTTTGATCTAGACGAAAACGGCAATCCAGTATTCAGATCATCTAAATAGATGTATGGAACTTGTAGTAAACGCAGAACTTCTTTGGAACATCTTATTAACCCTCATAATCGCTCCCCTAGGATTTTTAGTAAGACAATATATTTCTGAGGTTAAAAGACTCGACATCTTGTTGAATAAAACAAGAGAAGAAGTAGCACGCGAATATGTTACTAGAGATCAAATAGAAAAAGAGTTCCAACGAATCATGGAAGTCATTGATAGAATCGATGGCAAGATAGATAGACTTCAATCAAAAACATATTTCCAAGACTAAAATAACTATAAATAGTAATAGACACTTAACAGGGAACTATTACTATGGCCAGTCCAAATAGCAAAGCAACACTAAAAGAATACATCAAAAGAAGACTCGGAGCTCCTGTTCTAGAAATCAATGTCGAAGACGACCAATTTGACGATAGAATGGATGAAGCTTTACAATATTTCAGAGAGTATCACTATGATGGTTCTATAAAATGTTATTTAAAACATAAACTTACTGAATCGGAGATCACTTCGATGAAGACTAATGAGACTCATACCGAAACAGTTGCTGGAACCCACGCATACAACGCTCAAACCGTTGAAGAACAACAAAACTATGTCGTATTACCTGAGTTTGTCCTTTCAGTGATTCAAGTATACCCATTTAACGATAAACACAATTTAAATATGTTTGATCTTAGGTATCAACTTAGATTAAATGACATCTATGATCTTACTTCAACCAATATTCTACACTACGAAATGGTGCAACAACAGATTTCATTGTTAGATCAAATCTTAGTTGGACGAGCTCCAATAAGATACAATATGCACTCTAATAGATTGTATATTGATATGGATATGGACAGTGTGAATGCAGATGAATATATCTTGGTAGAAGCATACAGAAAAATTGATCCTACAGATATGACGGATGTTTACAACGATATGTGGTTAAAAAGATATGCAACTGCATTAGTCAAATATCAATGGGGTGAAAACTTATCTAAATTCTCAGGTATTCAGTTGCCTGGCGGAGTTGAATTGAATGCAGAACAAATGAAAACAGAAGCTCAAGAGGAGATCACACGACTAGAAGAGGAATCTAGATTGAATTATGAGTTACCTGTTCTTGATATGATAGGATAATTAAATGCCAACAAATGTTTTTTTCAATCATGCAGTAAATACTGAACAACATCTTTATGAAGATTTAGTTGTTGAGTCTTTACGAATCTATGGTCATGAATGTTATTATCTTCCAAGAAATGTAATTGAAGAGGATACAATCCTTGGTGAAGACATACAATCAACTTATGGTGATGCCTATTCTGTTGAGATGTATATCGAAAATGTCGATGGATTTGAGGGAGAAGGTGATCTATTCAGTAAGTTTGGTGTTCAAGTTAGAGACCAAGCAACATTTGTTCTCTCATTAAGATCATGGGAAAGATTCATATCATTAGACGCAAACCTTGCAACATCATTAAGACCTAACGAAGGAGATATAATTTTCTTCCCAATGTCAGGTTCAGTTTTTGAAATCAAATTTGTAGAACACGAAAATCCATTTTATCAGGTTGGTAAATTATTTGTATTTAAGATGCAATGTGAATTGTTCGAATACAGTGGTGAAGATTTCGATACAGGTATTGAGTCAATAGACATCGTTGAAGATGAACAAGCATACACAATTCAAATGAACATGGCAACTGGTGGATCAGGTGATTATACATTAAATGAAAATCTCACACTCAGTGGTGCGGTTGTTGGAGAGGTTGTTGCATGGAGAGGTGATGATCGATTACTTACAATTAAAGATAACACTAAGACACTTCAAGTTAATGATGTCCTTGTGGGTGTATCATCAACTGCAAGTTACACCATTCAAACCATCACAGATGTATTAACAATGGGTAATGATGCAATGTCTCAAAACAAAGAATTTGAGGATAAAGATACTTCTTATCTAGACTTTAGTGAAGTGAATCCGTTTGGAGAACCGTAATGTTCGGCACATATTTTTATAACGAAACTTTTAAACGAGCAGTGTCCATCTTTGGAACACTGTTTAATAACATATCTGTTAAGAAAACAAAATCAGATGGAACTGTTCTTGCTGAGAACAAAGTTCCTATTTCATACGGCCCAAAACAAAAATTTTTACAAAGACTTGCAGAAGAACCTGATTTCAATAATAGAACTGCAATCAGTTTACCTAGAATAACATTTGAGATGTCAGGGATAGAATACGATTCTTTAAGACAACAAAATAAACTTATTAGGGAAATGAAAGCAAACTTAGAAGCAGGTGATACAACTAAGAGAGGATACCAATATAATCCAGCACCATACAACATAAACTTTACATTGTCAATACTTGCAAAGAATGTAGTTGATGCACTTCAAATAACAGAACAAATACTTCCTTATTTCCAACCCGAATATACTGTCGCAATGAAGATGGTAGATGCAATGAGTGAGGTAAGAGATGTTCCTATAGTGTTAACAAGTGTCGCAATGGAAGATACTTATGAGGGCTCTTTCGAAGAGAGACGAGTTATTGAATACACATTAGAATTTCAAATGAAGTTATACTTCTTTGGCCCAGTTTATACTGGTCAAATTATTAAGAGTGTTATTGAAAGAGACTATATTTCTTCCACTGCAGCTGGTAGTCAAACGACAGGGTTTACTACATCAGAAATTAATGACGCAGGATTGGTTAAAGAAGTTAAACATTATGAACCAGCATTTCAAGAAACAACATCTACTGCAGTATCCAACTCCACTACAGTAGCCTTTTCAACTGCAATAAATAGTAAGATAAGTGTAAACGATGAAATATTTGGCACTAACTTAACAACTAACCCAACGGTTAGTGCAATAGCAGAAAATAAACTGTCTATTACAACAAGTGCAGCTGTTACTTTAGATGCGGCAACTAAACTTAAATTTGTAGGTTCAGTTGATCCTAGTGACACATTTGTCGTTGCAGAAACAGTGACTTTTTATGATGATGGCGGAGTTGATGATTATGCTACTAACCTAGCAGAAGATCAATCATAGTATGACAAAAGATATAGATCAAAAACTAGATGATATTCTAGAAATCTCCACAGATATAAAAAAAGAAGCAGAAACAGTCAAGCTTCCAGCAAAGGTAGAAAAGATGGAAACTGACTACAATTATGCTCGTGAAAATTTATATAATCTTGTGGAACGAGGACAAGATGCAATCGATGGTATCTTAGACCTTTGTAAGGAAACCGAACAGCCTAGAGCATACGAAGTTGCTGGACAACTAATTAAAACAGTTGGTGAAACAGCAGAAAAACTATTAGATGTTCAGAAAAAATTAAAGGAGCTCGAGAAAGAAGACGGTAATGTTCGAACACAACATAATCATTTATATGTAGGATCGACCTCGGAACTTCAAAAATTCTTGAAGAAAAACAAACAGAATGGTTCAACCTAAGAACGCGGGTTATCTCGGAAATACCCTAATTAAAAGGGCTGGAATCGAGATAGAATATACCGAAGAGGAATTGAAAGAATACATGAAGTGTTCTCAAGACCCTTCGCATTTTATTGAAACCTACACACAAATTATATCGCTTGATGAAGGCCTTGTCAAGTTTAAACTTCGTGGATACCAAAAAAAGTTAATAAAACACTATGATACTAACCGTTTTAATGTAGTTCTTGCATCAAGACAGTCAGGTAAATCAATAACATCCTGTGCATATCTATTGTGGTATTTACTATTTCATCCCGAAGTTACGGTGGCAGTTCTTGCAAATAAGGGTGCAATCGCAAGGGAAATGATTGCTAGAGTTGTAACGATGTTGGAGTCTGTTCCATTTTTCTTACAGCCAGGCGTAAAGATTCTTAACAAAGGTAATATAGAATTTGCAAATGATAGTAAGATCGTTGCAGCTGCAACATCATCTAGTTCTATTCGTGGATTGTCTATTAATTTGTTATATCTTGATGAGTTTGCATTCGTTGAAGGTGCAGAAGAGTTCTATACTGCAACATATCCTGTAATAACATCAGGTATGGATTCAAAAGTAGTTATTACATCCACTGCAAATGGTGTGGGTAATATGTTTCATAAAATATATGAATCTGCAGTTCAAGAGAAGTCTGAATATAAACATTTCACCATTAACTGGTATGATGTGCCACTCCGAGATGAAGAATGGAAGAAACAGACCATTGCAAACACCTCAGAAGCACAATTTGAACAAGAATATGGTAATAGTTTCCTAGGAACAGGGTCTACACTTATCAATTCAGACACTTTATTGGGTATGAGAGCGGAAGAGCCTGATT